CGGGAGGTTGGTCGCGCCTTGGCTGATCGCCAGATTCACGTAGTCAATCACCGCCTGATTGGCGTCGGTGATGAAGGTCCGCAGCGCCTTGCCGCCCAGGCGTATCCCGTAGGTGTTGGAGCCGTCGCCGAAGCACGGCCCGGCGTCGCCCGTGGCGAACAGCGCGCTGATCGCGCCGCCCGCCGTGATCGACACATCGCCCGCCGCGCCGTTGCGCACCCAGAAGCCATGGCTGACAGCGGGCGCCGTGACCACGCCCCCGGTCCCGCCGGTCACGTCCAGGAAGGCCATGCGGGCTTCGTCGGTGACGCCCAGCGCCGTGGTCAGCACCTTGGCCCCGGACAGCACGAAGGCCAGCCGCCCGTTGATGTTGTCATCCACGAGCTGGAAGACGCCCGAGTTCAGGATCACGCCCCAGGTGTTGTTGTTCTCACCCGTCGCCTGGAGCGTAAACCGCGCGCTGGTTGTGTAGCTGGAAGGCATTATGGAATCGTCGCCCCCAGGTTGATGCGGCGCCACACGGTCCCGTCAGAGGCCGCCAGGACGCCCAGGTCCGGCACCACCACAAGACAGCCCGGCCAATCGGTCGCGGGCGGCAGGTCCGCCGAGTTGACGCCCCAGATCGCCACCGGCGCTTGCGGGTTGATCAGCTTGAAGGTGGAGGCCAGCCGCAGCGCGAAGCGTTGCGCCCAGCTAGGCGCCCCCGGCTCCAGCAGGATCGACGTAGGGGCGCGGCTGAAAAGGGTTACCATCCGGCCCTCGTTCGGCCCGTGGAGAGGCGCCGGTTATGTTCGGAGCGGAGCCGGGAATAGGCTTCCTCTTCCTGGTTGTTCGCCGCGACCACGCGCGGGTCCTGGAGCTGCGTGGACAGGTAGTCGCGGAAGAGCCGCAGCTTGGCCCGCGCCGTGATCAGGTCTTGTCCCTGGTTGGTCCAGAAATTCGATGACGTGGGCGCCGCGTAGTCCAGCGCAGGCGTCACATCGGCGACGTAGCGCAGCACCACCGGATAGGCCGAATTCGGTGTCGGCCAGAGATAGAGCTGCGTCAGCAGGATCGCGAATTCGGTCGGCTGGCCGCCGTTCGGTCCGGCGGTGTAGCGGTCGTCAATCTCCACCGGCTGGCGGAGGTTCAGGTTATAGGCGACGCCGCCCACCGAGAGCGCCGCTTCGTCCAGGAACCGGAAGTCCGCAGGCAGGGTCACAAAACTGGAGCCGGGCACACAGGGCACGGTCGCCGCGCGCTCGTTGAACCACCAGCGATTGGCCGCGTATTGGTCGATGGATTTCTGGATGATCAGGTCCAGGTCCGACGCCATGTCGTCGGCCAGATCGTCGCGCAGCGTCTCGGAGATGATCCGTTGTCTTAGGTCGGCGAGCGTCGCCATGGCGGCGCCCCCTCATCCCGAAGCGCGCGCATCGCCGGTTATCCGACGCCCGGCAGGTAATCCAGCCACGCCACCACGGCGCCCACGGTCGGCACACCGCCGGTCAGCGCCAGGGTCCAATAGATCGGCGTGTCCACCGCATATGGCCCCATGTTGGCGATAGCCACCGCCGTGTCCGTTCGGGCCACGGTCTTAGTGTCGGTCGCGGCTAGGATTTGGGCGCCGCCCACCGTGGTCCCGAGCGCCAGCGTGTTGGTGGTCGAGTTGAACGCCGTCGCGACGGCAAGGTGAGCCGTCCCGGCGATGGCGCCCGCAGGCAGCACGCCCAGGACCCCGGAGGCCGGAGACGCGGCGCCGAACGCCTGCGAGATTTCGTGGACGACTTGGAGCTGGGATTTACGTCCGCCGGTTGCCATGACCCAAGGTTCCTTAAGACGTGAAGCTGGACCCGACGAGAACGCCGAAGTCCGCAGAGTTGAAACGGAGCTTTTTCATGCCGTGGATCAGTCCGGCCTCAACGCCGAGCTGGTTCCCGTAGTCGAACAGCTCTTCGTTCCAATCGAAATTCTTGAACGATTGGCCTTGGCCGAAGCCGATGGCGCAGGCTTGCGCGCCGAGCAGCACGGCACGCCTTGCCGTTGCTACCGCCACGCCCGTGGTGGAGTTCACGCCGTTGGTAATCCGCGTGCTCTCGTGGAGAACGGCGCCGTTATACATTCCGAGGGCGCCGGTCATGATCGGGTTCTTGGCGGACCCGTCGCCGGTCATCGCGGCCTTCTGGATGTCCAGCCATTGGCCCGTGGCCGTTGTGGTCCGGAGCTGGGTGACCTGCTTGGTATGCAGCACCACCACATAGCGGTCGTCACCGTCCACGTTGATAGGCCGGATCACCGGACCCACGCCCGTGGTGGAGCCGAGCTTGGCGCTCTCCACCAGCTTGTCGATCAGGACCAGGGACATCTCGTCACCGGCGATCAGCAGCTCGTCCGTCGCCTTGTTGTTGACCCGCGCAACGTGCGCAGCGTCCGGCGCGACCACCGCGTTCATGCCGGTGTATTTCACGTCCGCTTGCGTGGTGTAGCCGCAGACCTGATTGAAAAACGCCGTGTCGAGACGGCCCGCCCACCAATCCTTCAGGCCCATCATGGCCTCTTCGCGGATCGACCACGGAATCCGTTGCTCCGTCATCTTGCCGCCGGAGCGGACCGCGTGGCGGAGCTGGTCCACCAGCAGGTTGTCGGTGTAGGTCGTCAGCGGCTCTTCGTTGCCTTCCAGCGTGCCGTCACCGGCCACGCCGTCGCCGTTGAGCTGCATCCGCAGGGTCACGGTCACGCGGTCCCCGGCGCCTTTGCCGGTCTCGCCGAAGACCTGGATGATGCTATCGGAGCCCTCGCCGATAAATTTCTGAATCCAGGTCGCTTTCAGCGCCTCGCGTGCGAGCTGGGAACGCCACAGCTTGACCGCTTCAGGTGCGTTAACTGCATAGTTGGTAGTCGCCATGACCACGCCTCAAGGTGAAGGTTTTCAGCTTCACCGCGTCGCGTGCGGTCCCGGCGGAGGGGTTAGCGAACCCCAGCAAACGGCGGCCCGTATCGTGGGCGAGACGGCGCCGAGCTAGGCCCGGCAAGGGTCAGCTAGGGCGAACGATCAGTTTTTAGGTCAAGGGGAAAACCGAAGGCCCCGGCCTCCCGGCTCACGGGAGAGACCAGGGGCAGGGTTGAGGCTGGGATCAGGCCAGGGCCACGGTTCAGGCGTCTTCAGGCTGGTTACCTACGCCCGTCCGCCGGGCTCTGAAACCTAACGGACGGGCGCAAGCGTGTCCCACACATCGGACGGCCCAGGAGATAGCGGCCCCGGTCCCGCCGATCAATACGCACCGGCCCGTTTTCCGGATCACTTCCGCGCGCGCTCGCGCTTGCGCAGGGCATCCCATGCCTTATCGCGGGCGGAGCCCTCCAGCTTGGCGACATCGGCCCAGGACAGCACGCCAGCGGCTGGCCGCGCCTGCGGACGCACGCCCGAGGCCGCGCTGCGGTCGAAGGCGTCCAGCTTCTTGTTGGCGGCGCCCTGTCCGGCCTTGAACCCATGCCGCTTGGCCAGATTGTAGACCTTCTCCGCCGGGTCCAGGCCCGCCGTGAAGGCGGTTTTGACCATCCCGAAGAGGTCATCCGCCAGCCTGCGTTGCAGCTCGTGACCGCTATACCCGGCCTCTTCCAGCTCTTCGGTCCGTGACTTCCGATAGAAGGCCGCCGCGTCCTTATAGTCCGGGTGATCGGTCGCGAAGTCCGCCTCCGCGTCCGCCATGGTCGATTTCAGGGTCTCAATCTGGCGGTTGAAATGGCTTTGCTGGCGGTTCTCGTCATCGGCGGCCAGCTCGCGTTGCCGCAGCAGCTTCAGCGCCTGCTTGACCGACGCGATGTCGCCCACCGGGTCCTCATCGTCATCCCGGAGCTGGCCAATCAGGTCCAGCAGCTCGTCACGGTCGGCGCCGGAGGCCCGTTCCACCCGGTCCAGGCGGGTTTCTAGGTCGGTTGCCCGCCGTTCGGCGGCCTGTCGCCGAGACCGCTCACGGGCGGCCTGTCCGGCGTGACTATGAGCCCGTTTCTCCCAATCGACGGGTTTCGGCGCCGGTTTGTCGCCGTCCTCGCCATCATCTTCGCCTTCCCCCTCAGGAAGCGTCTGAGACTCATCGCCTTCGTCTTGTTCCGGCGCGTCATCGTCACGCTCCGGTGCGTCATCGCGTTGTTCGCTCATCTACATCGGTCCTTGCATCGGCGGCCCGCCGGGCGGCCCTTGCGGTTGATCCGGAGCGCCCCCAGGCGGCCCTGGTTGCGGTCCTTGCGGCCCTTCAGGCGGCGCCTGTCCGTTTCCCTCACCCGGAGCAGGCGCCGCCCCCGACGCTGCACCCGGACCAGGACCGGGCGGCGCCGATGCTGGCGACGGTAGCGGGCTCGTTTCGCCTGCCAGCAATCCCAAGTGCGTCGCGTGGGTTTCCGACACCTCGCGCACCGCCTTGGCGCGCGCCAGGGTCGCGTCCGCGCTCTTCTTGCCGGTGTCGGCTTGCTTATTGGCCAGCTCCGCCTGGACCATGGCTTGCTGCGCCGGATTGGGTTGGGCGCCCGCCGCCGCCTTCTGTTGAATCGCCTGCGCCAGCTTGTTGGCAATCGCCGCCGGGATCGGCAGGTACGGGATGATTTCGGCCAGGGCGGACGGGTCGATCAATTGCGCCTGCATGAGCTGCGGCAGCAGCGGCATCAGCACCGCCAGCACCTTGGCCTTCTGATCGGGTCCAGACGGCGCCTCATCGACCACGATGTCGTAGGTGGCCACCTCCAGGGATTGCGCCAGCGGCACATACTGCGCCGTCCCCTTGTCCACGATCCGGACCATCTTATCGGGCGGGAAATACTCCCGCATCTCAGCCAGCAGCAGGCGGCCCTGGTTGCGCTGATAGCGCCGCTTGGCGTCGAAGAAGGCGGATAGAATCCCATAGGCCGCCTGCTTGCGCTGTTGCTCCAGGACCCCGGCTTGCTCGCGCCCGACAAGGCCCAGAATTTCCTCATTCACGCCCGTGGTGGCCTTCACCATGTCGCGGGCGAATTCCATGAGCTGGAACAGCGCGACCTGGATCGGCGGCGCCGTTTTCGGGAGCATCTTCGACCCGTGGGCGCCCGACAGGGAGCCGGGCTTCAGCCACGTCACCTTGTCCGTCGCCGCCCAGGTCGATTCAAACTGGCGGATGTCATCCACCGCGTCTTCTTCCAGCGCCATCCCGCCGTTGGCGTTGGTCCGGACGATGTGCAGGATTTCGCTGTAGAGCTTATTGAGGAACCGCTGCGGGTCCATCATCGGCTTGGTCAGGCCGTACCACGTGCCAGTGTTGCGATCCCGCTTGCCGGTGATGCACTTGTAACGGAAGTCATCCTCCACCAGCCGTTCCTTGAACAGCACCTCCGTGTCCGTCGCGAAGGCCCGATAGAACACCTTCCGGTGACTCTCGGAGTAGCGGAGCGTCGGGTCCTGCGCCTGCGCCCGCTTCAACTCATCGGCGGCCAGCGTGGTGATCTTGACCACCTGATCCGGACCAGGGATTCCGGCCAGGAAGACCTTCTCCCGGTCCCACCATTGCCATTCGCAAACGATCACCTGTCCTTCGGTCGGATCGGCGCCGAGCATGCCGTGGGTATAGCGGACCTGCGGGTTCACAATCGTGGTGCGCTTGCCGTCCGGGTCGGCGCCCTCATCGCCCTCGATGTCAGGCCGGTTGATTTCCTCTTTGAAGTCCTCGAATTCGTCATCCGACATCGGGATTTCGCGCTTCAGGTAGCGCATGTCTTCCAGGCAGCGTTTCCGCGCGGACGGGTCCGCCCATATCTGCAACGGGTCCACCCGTTCCTTGACGATATTGACCTGATCGGCGTCCACCTCAGGCCGCGTCTCCGTCCAGCCCAGGCCGCAGATCAGGCAGTCCCAGAAGGCTTCCGAATCCTCCATCTCGCCGGAGCATTCCGAATTCACGAACTCGGCGCCCTGCGTCAGCACGTCCGAAACGCCCGTGTCGCCCACCTCGCGCGGGTAATACTGGACCTGTTGCCGGTTGCCGATTTCGGCGCCCTGGACCGCCGCAATCACCGGCTCGATCAGGTCGAACGTGACGGGAATCTTCTCCGCCTCCGTCATCCGCGCCGTCTCGTCATCCGTCCACTGATCGCCGGAGACGAATCCGTACCAAAGGCGCGCGTCCTCACGCCATTTGGACCAATGGCCGTCCAGCGCCACCTGCCAATCGGCGAACCGCTCCAGCAGCGCGTCATCGTCGGCGCCGTCATTCTCCGCCGGTGTCGGCTGCGCATCGAATTGCGGCCCGCGCGTCTCGTAAACGTCAGCCATGGCCCGCCTCCAGCTCGCGGCGGATGTCGCGCTCCGCAGAATCCGCTGAAGTGTCCACCGGCCAGCTCCAATGCTGGCGCCAGCCGTTGTCGAACCCGAACACGATCCCGAACCGCTCACCGGCATCCAGGGATTCGACCTTCAGGACCGGCAGGCCGTGCGCCAGCATCACGTCCGCCACCGCCACGCCCGCCACATAGGCCGCTTGTTGGCTGGTCATCGGCGCCCCCGTGGCAGGATCACGCGATTGGGCCGCCCATAGGTCCCGTCAGGCCGCTTGCCCGCCTCGAAAGCCTGGAAGTAATTCAGCAGGTCATCCGCCGAGTGATACCGCTCGAAATTCGGCGGCGCCTGATAGCTCCAGGTCTCATCCGGCTCTTCGGACCAATGCCCGCCGGGGTTCTCCGCCGAGCGGTTGGCGCTCTCGTCCGAGAACGTCATGTGATTGGGCTTTTTCCGGTTGTCCGGAAGGTGGCCATTCGAGGCTTCCGCCGCGTTGTCCAGGAAGGCGCCGCGCAGGTCATAGTCCCGCGTGCTCTGGAGGTTCCGAGGCAGGCCCTGACGCCACGTCTGGAAGCGCGCCTCATCCTCCGGCGCCAGCCGCGTGTCATAGGCGTCCAGGCCGTCCAGGACGCCCATCAGACCCAGCCCTCGTTGGCCGAATAGCCCGGCGAACCCACCGCCAGCTTGCCGCGACGCCCGTTGAACCCGCGTCCGCACTCGCCCTCGAAAGGCCGCAGCGCCGTGGTGACCGCCGCCTGCGTAGTGGCCAGCAGCGCCGTCAGATTGGCCACCGGGAACACGTCCGGCAGGGTCACGATCACCGGCAGCACGCCCACCGGCGTCTGCACCATGAGCTGGCCGCGATCCCCGTCCAGGCCGTCCACCGTAACCCGTTGCATCCCGGACGCCTGGAGCAGCGGCAGCAGGCTTTGCATGGTGATCAGCGCCTGAGCCCTGGTCATGGCGTCAGGTCCGCGACCGCGACAATCGGGTGCATCAGCCGGTAACGGCGCCGCGCCCGCGCGTAGTGCAGATTGCGCCGGGCGGCCTCCAGCGGCCCGCAGACCCGTTCCACGGTCGGCGCCGGCAGCTCCCCGAGCTGGCCAATTTCATCACACCAGAAGGCGTCCACGCATGGCCTCCCGCACTCGCTCAGGCCCGTGTTCCGCCACCATCAGCCGAACCGTCTCACTGGCGTAACCGCGCTCCAGGCTCGCCCGCACGCGCGCCTTCCACGCCTCAATCGCCGCCTCCACACCGGGAATGTTCGCGTCCGCGTGGGGAACCTCGAACGCCTTCAGCCAGGACGGATGTCCGCCCGGTATGAAATTGAATCCGATGATCACCGTGGCGTCGGTCCGCTCCGCCGCCGTCACCCACCAGCCGCGCTCGATCAGCGCCCGGCACAGGCTTTCGAGGGCGCCTGAGGCGATCATGGCGGCGCCGACAGGGCCAGGATGCGGCTGGCCAGCTCCACACTCGCCGTCTCCGTCGCACCCAGCGCCGCTTGCTCCATACGTGCGCGCGTGGCCTTCCAGACCAGCTCATCGTCATGGACCAGCGGAGGCTGCACCTCCGGCGGCAGGTCGATGGGCTGCATCGCCGGGTCCGCCGGTCCGCGTTCGCAGCGGACAATCTCCAGGGACGCCCGGTCCTGGACCGTGGTCGGCGCGAACAGCCACCACGCGCCCGTGCTATCCACCTCAGTGGCCAGCCGCTGCGTCTCCCACGCAATCATCGCGGTGTCCGCCAGCCGCTGCACCTCCGCGTTGGGTATGCCCTTGGTCGCCGCCTTGACGGGCGCCTGCGTCGCTCTCATCGGGTTATGCCTGGTTGCGGGTTGCTACGATCACGTGCGCGCGGGCTCCGGTAATGGTGGGTAGGTCCCCATTCGTGGCCCCCGGCGCCCCCCCGCCTGTCGCGGGACCGGGTACCCCCGGTCATCGAACGTGAGTGGGCGAACCGAGGTCGCCGAACGCTGGGGTTTGGGATGGCGCAGCGCATGACGCCACCCGCTTACGAACGATCAGGCCAAGGGCAAGAAGGGGGAAAGCAGAGGGGAAAAGGGGACATCCAGCCCCAGCGCCGAGGCGAGTATAGCTGCCCAGGTAGCAGCGCCTCGCCCAGGCCGCCCTCCAGGCCAGCTCCAGGCCGATCCCAGGCCGCCG